CACGTACATCTTCAACCGAGTTTGTACGTGACGCATTAATTTCTAAGACATCTAGATCATTAATTTGTAATTCATTAAACAATACTCTTGCTAGAGTAGTTTTACCGATGCCGGCATTACCGCTAAACAATAAATGCGGGATAGATTTTTGTTTAATCCAAGACTCCACTTGTTCTTTTTGATGATTATCTCTAAACACATATCCGTCGATTGTGTTTGGACGATATTTTTCCACCCATAGTTCTTTCATTCTTTTGCCTTTGTAATAATATCTTGTGTCATTGTACTATTTTTATTGTCAATAATCGAGAGTGCATGTAGCCGATCTGCACAAGATCGGATGTCGTCGTACAGTTGACCGACTCCAATTTCTTCGCCTATTAGTCTGGCAATCTCGTGTAGTGCTATAACAGCATCTACTAGTTCAAGGTTTCTCAAACCATTTCCTCGTAAATACCAAGGGCTTCTGCAACAATTAACAGTATGCCTGCAACAGCGAACTCACCAAAGCACAAAGCAGTGCCAGCAATAATTCTAAAGAAGCTTTTTACAAAGCTAATGTATTTGTGTTTAGTTGGGTCCGGGTGTTCAACTTCGGTGGTAGTTTTTTTCTCTACAGCATCCAATCGACCCATAAGGTCTTGCATTAGTTGAATATTTGCCTCATAATCTTGCTTTGCCTGATCTTTAGCGTTCATTATATCTCCTTAATTAGAAATTCTCATTCTAATTATACAATGAACACTATCTAATAGTCAAGAAAATTATTGTTCGAAACTAGGCCTTGCAAAAGTAGCAGGATCAAATGTTGCATGGGTTACCGTGCTATGCGAACCAAATATTGTCTCATTTGGTTTTTCATCTGTAACTGCTAAGATTCCTTTCGGGTCAGCTCGCCGAATAATCATATCGGTACCGTCGTCATCGAGTACAGTGAATCCACGTGACCATCGACCATGTTCGAGTAAAATCCACTCGCCCGCTTTTACATCGGTTTGTTCAGGTCCAACAGAATATACTCGCCCCCAACGACTTTTAACACCTTCGCTTTTGCCATCGTCGCTTAATAGTACAAGCCCGCCTTTGGTTTTTTGCTCGCCAAAATCCATATCAACAATAACAATATTATCGCGTATTGGTTTTAATTTACTAGCATATACTGGTACTCGTTTCATTCGTTTCCTTCAGGATCCATATCTGCTACATTTTTCTTAGCAATCACTGGCTTGGTAGTAACAACTTCCTCAGCCGTCCTAACATTAATCTGATCAGGCACAATTCGATTAGCTTCCGCTTCTCTTAGGATATCTTCACGTTTTCTAATAATTCTGCCACCTGCACCAAGTTCATCACCTCGTGCATTAACTTTAAGATTACCCACAGCCGGAGTAAGTTCGTTTATGTTTACTAAACGATTCATATCAACTTCTTTGCCCTGCATTGAACGATATATTTGTTTTGGTTGTTGTTCCATTTTAAATCTCCTTAATTATACTAGTACTTATCTCAGGAATTCCTGCCACTCGAGATTATATTTAATACTATCAATGTGGTGTACTCCTATCAAATAGAGTATATAACTGGCTACGCTAGACCCTCTACCTACTCCCCAAACTACGTTGTTTTTATTACAAGTATCTACAAAGTACTTGAGCCAACGTAGCAAATCCATCATATTACGTTCTTTAAATGCCGCCAGTTCTTCAGTAACTCTTGTATGTTGCGGATCCCACGGTGGTGTTTGTTCCCAAATCCATGCTTCTATGTCTAAGGTTTTATACTCGTCCGGCATAAACCAATTTGATTGGCAAGCCGCATCGTAGTCCTTAACTTCAAAGTGGGTTTCGTAAGGCTCGATAAATTCAAATCCTACTTGAGACTCTAATTGGTTGATTGATGTGGAACGTTGATCCACTAGAACAGTATCGCCAGCATCAAACTGATAACTTTGATATAAAGCATCAAATAAATCTTGTTCTGTAAATATGGGATTGCTGTATTTGTCTAGGCGCATAGCCTATATTTTACTGTATGTTGATTAATTTGTCAAGGTTTTTATCGCGATTATCAACCATTTTTTGCCATTCAGCACGTTGCCGTCTAGCTTGTTCACTTTTGTAAGTATCCAAAGCTAATGAAACTTGTTGTCTTAGATCTGGATTTGCAGATTGAAAATATTTTTTAGTGAGATCGTTAATTTTAAAATCAATCTCACTATCTTTTAAATTTTCTAAATTTGATATTAATGGATGCATTAATTGTATTCGCCTATGTATCGTAGATACACATTAAGCCCGCCATCGATGCTCCATGCTTCTATTACTTTAACGTTGTCAGTTGTTATAGTTGTTAAAACAGCCGTCGCAGTTGCTTGATCGCCGCCGATACTTGGATTCCCAATAGTGACAATCGGAGGAACGGTAGACCAACCATCACCGCGGTCTGTTACAGTTATAGTATCAATAGCACATATTAAATCTACTCTAGCACCAGTTCCTGAACCTGTTAATGCTGTAACAGTTTTTGAACCAGCTAGCGGCGATATTAAGCCTAATGGTTGAGTTGGGCTAAGGCTAGTAATTCCGCCACTGCCATTTACTCCAGTAACTGACAGCACAATTTTTGAATCTTGATTTACAACTAACAAGTCTCCGTTTGCGTAACCAGTGCCTAATGCCCCTGTTGTGGCAGTTGCTGAAAGTACTTTATAAGTAGCAGTTGCACTGGCAGGAGTTCCGTTTGTTAGTGTAGGACTAGTAAAAGATACAGTGGTTGGAGTAATGTATCGACTGCCAGGAAAATCAACTGTGACGCTTTGAACACTTTCCCCACCAACTTTAAATCCTGGACTTGAACTGTTTGGTAATGTAGGATATGCTACATCATAACGTATAGAGCCACCGCCGCTAGTAGCAAATCCAGGAGTACGCACACCGTTTAAATCGCTAGCAAGCAACACTCGAATTAAACCCATTTTTCCCGCAGTTGGCCACCCAGTGAAAGTTAAAGTTGCATTACCTGAAAGAACAAATTTTTGTACAGGCCCGTTAGTTAAATCTATATTAGCGGATGCGGAAACAGTACCTCCGCTGAAATACACACCGTAAAATTTATTGTATAAACCGTTGCTTATCGTACTGCCATTTAAGTCGTTATTGACGACGGCATTGGTCGTAAGGTTTGCTTTTAATACAGCATTAGCTTGTAATGCTGTAAGTTCTGTTTTAGCTGTGGCTAACCCTGCTGAAATAGCTGTAAAATTATCACGAAACCCTTGGCTGTTGTTATCAACGCCTGCAACCGGGTAAGATGTGTTAATTGCTCCGAAATTTATTTGACTGGTCATACTGTTATCCTATCGTTTCTAAATACAAGATATTTATCGTTAATCGAACCGGTGACAGAATCTATTATATACCTGTCCACTGTGTAATCTAAAATTTTAAAATCAAACTTACTCTGCTTTATGTTTAATAAAATATCAGCACTTTTGCCCACTTCGCAGTAGCAAATTGGAATAGCTAAGACAAAACCTAGTTCTTGACTATCGCCAGGCTGTATACTACGCATCCAAAGTGGCATGTAGTTACGTTCTGTTGCGCCTGCATCTTTAATCCTATTACGCCAATTGGTAATACTATTTGGAAAATAGCTATTAACGTTGGGATTTGAAACTTCGTATCCTGTGCTATCAACTGTAATTATTGGTTCTGGTCTAACACTTTCTGGACTATCGGCACCTAATGAATCCAAAGTTCTACTCCAGATATCACTGCTACTATCAATAGTTATTGTATCACTGGATAGCCCAGGCAATTGTATTTTTCTTGGCAAGTATTTACCATTAGGTTCTTGAGGGTCTATAATACTAACATATACTACTTCATACACTGCATTGTTAGTACCAGGTTGAATAGCAACTGCTGATTTAATTGTTCCAAACGTAAATCGTTTTCTTTTATGATTTAATCCTATTGCTCCAACAAACCTTGCGGCATCTTTAGTTTCAATGCCAGCGTAAACTAACATGTTTAAATCAGTTTGAACTCCAAAATTAGCATCGTTAGTTCTGTAAATACTGCCGGGAGTAAAAATAGAAGTATCGTTAATAAAAGATTTCCAAAGTGTTCGCTGTGATTGTTTTAAGAAAGGTTTCGTCCTAATATTGCTAAAACTTATATTGTTAGGTGTATCAACATACAAGGTAAATGTACGAGAAGTTGCACTATAGTCGTATTGATCTCTAGCCTGCACAGTAAACACATATTGTTTATCTATACTGGTAGTATTAAAATCAAATGTCGTGAATGTCTTAGGTGTAAATTGTGGCGGAGCATCAAAAAATCTTGTTAAACCTAGCAATCCAGATGCCGCATCATAAAATTGGTTTACCTTACCTATAATTTCGCCGTCGTAATTTAAAGTCAATCCTGGAGGAAGAGTTCCACTAATTAATGTATATGATACAATGGCATCAGGTATTGTACTTGAAGCTGATACCTGTAGATTAGAAATAAAATTTGCATTGATACTGCCTAAGTTGGCATTAGTTGACCATGTGATTACACTGTCAATCTCACCAATGATGCCAATAGTAAATGTTCTTGACGCAGTTGCACTGTCTTGCTTATCTCCAAATCTAGTGGCAGTAATAGTAAAGTTATAGTTTTTTGTAATAGCAGGCTGGTAAGGAACCAGTCCGTATATAGTAGCAGTCTGTACATCAAAACTAGTGCCTTTTGGTAATGTACTTAAAGTTCCTATATAAAAACTAGTACCGGTCGGAATACTTACTTGTAATGGTGTTAAAATGGTAAGACGATATCTTCCATTGCCTAAATTTTCTACTACACTAATTTTATAAAGTTGATCAGTTGCTCCTGTAATAATTCCTTCAAAGTGACAAAAATATCCAGGCTGTATGACTCCGGTAACATTAGTTACAGTTATTTTATTGCCGGTTTTAAAATTATCAGACGGTAAAATATTAACTGCTTGTACTTTTACTTCTTGATTAATTAATTCTAAATTATAAAAAACGTTGGAGTTATCATAAAGTGCAACGGGTACAGTTAAATAATTGTTGGCTCTAAACAATCCTATATTAGGATTAGTAAGCCATGCGGGCTGTCTTAGATAAGTAACGTCAGCTGTAAACAATTCATCAGCAAATCCATCTGTGGTAGTTGTGTCTGCTCTAAATTGATCATCTCCTACAACAAATATTTTAAAAATTCTTTGAGCAATACTAGTGCCATCTGATACAGTTACTTTGAATTGATAGTTGATATTTAATGTTGATGGCCTAACATTAGGTAAGTTGTAATCGTAAAATACTCTGTCGTAAATATAACTGTCAAAGCCGTTGGTAGGACGTAGACCAAAATCAAAAGCAGCCGCATCGTAGTATGCTTGGTCGTAGGTGCCAGTACCATCCTCGGGTTTAATTTTTACAACTGGTAAAATAAATCCAGTAATTTTACCAGATGATGACATTGTTAATCCTGGAGGTAACGCACCGTCACCTGACGAAATAAAATAGTTTAATTTTTGTCCAGCACTGGTATCCAAGTCAAATGCTTCAATCTGATAATTGATATAAGTCTTATCTAACACATACATTTGTTTATGTGTACCAACTGCTAGACTTCCGGTGGGAGTTACAAATTCTGGAGCATCAGCACCATCAATAGTTATAGAATATGTTCTGTCGGATATTTCGCCTGTAGCAGTTAAAGTTGCTCTAACACAAAATGTAAAAACAGTTATGTCAGATACAGAATACGGAGTTCCAGTAATTGTGCTACCAACAATGTTTAAACCAGGCGGCAGTTTTCCTGAAATAATTTTAAATGTTGCACCACCAGCATACCCAACTACTAATGGCAAAGGCCTATTAAAAATAGCCTGTTCTTGGAATGTTCCAAAAGTATATCCTGACGGCTGTGACCAAATATTCAATGCCATATAGTTCTCAATTAAACAAACGTACCAAAATTAAATCTATTAGTAGGATCAGTACCAACAAACGATCCCATGTCAAAGTTATAGCCGTTGGCGTTGGTCTCATAGCCTGTTGGGTTGTTGAATGAACCAAGGTCAACGACAAGATTGGTATTGGATTCAATCAGCAAGGCCACCATGGCATTAAGGGCTACGATGTCAACTCCCCATACTGAAGTTTTTACATCACCTACACCGATTATGTCTCTGTTGTTTAGATTTAGATTCCCACCCAATGCTGGAGTAAGGTCTGTGGATAATCTTGTGTTAGCCCTTAAATTTACAGTATCGTCTGTTGATGTTAGTGTAACTGATGTGTCTGTACTGGTAAGACTTTTAAACTGCAATATAGTGCTGGTTTTGCCCTTTAGCACAGCAACTCCAGTTCCTACAGTAGCGCCATCATTGATCTGTGCATCGCTGTCTAACAGCGTGAAGTTGGCATTAACTTTGTTAAATGCCGTGCGCAAATCGTCACCAGTACCGTCATTTGCATATCCACCTATTTCAATTCGTTGTATTGGCATGTTCTGCTCCGTTTTATATATTTACCGTTTCTAGGAACTCTAAAGTCTTGATGAGTTCAGCATACTTCTTAGGGCTCAAATAAGGAGCCAAGGCCATTCGATTGTGTCCCGGCACGTACTGATGCAAGTTGCTGGTGCTACTGAGCTGTTTAACACCGTTGTCAATGTAAGTTTGATTCATTGTGACCACAGTCACAGTGGTGGCTTTGATATCCACAAGGTTGCGACCAATATGCACATCAGTTGGCGCGGCACCTATTTTGCGGGCAAACTGTACTAATTCCAATGCGGCATTGGGTTTGATAATGTATCCGTAAGCACCCCAAATGAATTCACCTGTGCCATGCCAAGTACCTTTGGCAGGTTGATGCCAAACTTCCACGGGCTTGCTCATGCCTTGTTTGACATTTTCTGTATAGATTTCCGTAGTGTCGAACACATCAAACGGATCCAGTTTCAGCACACCGTCAAACCGATCCAGTATATCCTCGGGCAGTGGTCGAACAAACACGCCGTCATGTTCCAAGATAATGATGGGTTCATTCAACTTCACACACTTCATCCACAGTTCAAAGTGGCTGAGAAAGCAACCTTGATGTCCGGGATTGTCAATAATGTCTCTAGTTATAAAACGTGTGATGCCATACTTGGCAAACAGTTCTGGAGCATCATATCCCAGTACTCCGTTGTGTACTTCTGGCTCAATGCCAAACTTGTGCGCAGCCTCAATGGCTTCAGCACCAACCTT